ACGCGAATTCAGCGTAACTTGGATGAAGGTAATACCGGGATTGACCTCCCACATCCGTGGGGCGGCGATACAGATCGCCGACAGAAATGGGGTCAGCTCATGGGATCGATTACTAGCTTTCCGATCTTGTGCATAGCGAACATGGCTTTGAGCCGTTTTGCCTTCGAATTGCGACACATGTATCGCGAACGAACCCGTTACCGTGACGTAACAATTGAAGACGGGTTGCCTGTGTTCCATGACTACAATGTCACGGAATTTATCCCTTTGCGCCTGCGTTTGGAGGACGTTCCCTTTTGTGTTAATGGGGACGATATTCTCATGCGAGGCGATGAGGAACTTTACCGCGTGTGGCGTACCATAACCGGTTTAGTAGGCCTGGAGGAGTCTATAGGTAAGACCTTCCTCAGTCGTTCCTTGGCAAATATGAACTCTACTAATTTTGAGTTCGTCACTGATCCTGAATTACACTTAGATCAGTATCCGGATCGTTTTTATTTCCGGAATGTTCGCGACATTAATTATGCACTATTGTATGGAGTTCGTCGTAGTGCCGCTAGCAATGGCTCCGAATTGGAGGGCGTTGCCACCGTAGGAGAGCGTCATCGTGACCTCATCCTTGGTGCCCCTGATGTTGATATTCCCACAGAAGACGGTGGGTCCTTCAATCTTCGTCAGCGTTTACATGGACGCTTTATGGATGCCCATTGGGACCGCTTAAAGCATAAGGCTATAGCGGGCCTACCCTGGTATATGCCGAAGTGGCTGGGTGGGTTAGGTATCCAATCTTACGATATAAATAGGCCGATTCTTGGCAGTATCGAAGATTTTGGTCGCGCCGTAACATTATTACGGACGGGCGATTACGAAGAGATGGAAAAGACGTCGGCGCCTAGCTGGTTAATACACCGGGGCGTCATGAGACAGCTGCCTGACATGGGTCATGTGTTTGAGAATCCAGAGGCAGAAGATTGTTTTAGTTCTGTCTACGGCATGTTGGCTACTGCCATCATGTTTGATGAGGACGTCGAGGAGGATGAAATAATGGATTTCACCTACCTAATGCCAGGGGAGCGAGAGATCGCTGATATTCAGTGGCTGGTTGACAATGCGTATAGATGGCGTCATGTGCGTGCGACACCGATGTCGGAGTGGCGTACGGGTTTAAGACCCGTGCCGCAAGACTCGTTCGGTATCGCCGTGGATGCTCCGTTGGAACCGTGTCGTGACCCTCGATTGTTTGTCGAGAAGATCACCTCGGACCGTCCAACGCGACTTCGTCCGGCAGTGTCGGCTTGTTTTCATACGAGCAGCTGTCGGGCCGTGACGATTGACGCTTGGGTCCCTGAGGACTGTCTTGTCGAGTAAATGCTAATCGACAGGAGACTAACGTAAGAAAGACGCAGTGGTGCGATCACTTTCTCTGGACACTTTTGTACGATGTACGGTTCCCTAGTGGAACGCTGTTGTCGTCTTGAGTGTTACGGATTGAATATGATCTTTATCCGCCTAACGTCCTCGTTGTCGTGTCCTGGGATGTCTCTGCCAAGCAAAATGGAGCAGGTAAGCACACGCTGCACTGTCTTGGGTATGGTTACCCTTATGGCCAGTGTTGTGGCATGATGCGTGCAAGTTCTTGACTACTTATTAGTCGTGAAGAATTGTTTGCGTTTTGTTTGTGGCCAAAGACTATTTGAGAAGCAAATTATTCTCATCACAATCAGCCGCC